GGCCCCTTTAACAAGTCCTTCATTGTGTCATCAAATTCACAAGGGATTTGAACCTTAACAGTGCCTGGATCACCAGTACCACCATATGTGACATCAATGGCGCCGTGTAGGGCCACCATCTCTTCAGCAGTTGTTGGCGTGACAACACCAGCAGCAGCCCAACCACCATAAAATGTGCACATCCGGCCATAAATGCCAGGTCGCGGTGCGAGGCGTACGGAAAGTTCCTTCCAAACGCCGATTGGGTGGTGCTTCAGCAATTCCTTTGCTCCTGCATTCGTCCAAGGCTCGTAACGCATCACCGCGCCAAATGTGGTGGTCAAAGTTGTCGCAGTCTTCACTTGCACCGCTCCAGCGAACTTATAATCCTGGTCCGATCCATACTCGGCAATCAAACGAGTAGAAGTGAGAGAAGGCATATCAAACAATTGTCGCAGCGTCAAATTGTTTGATCAGTTTGTCAAGTTTCGCCCGCTCAGACAAAAGTTTGCCTATGTCAAGATTGATTTGCGATCGATTGCCAGGAGAAGCAGCAGTGAGTTGTATTTGCTTTTGCTTGATCTCACGGGCGAGTTGTAATCTGCGTGAACGAACTCCGTCTTCCTCAGTTGAAGCTTGAGTAATCGCGCTTGATGAAGGCGTGTCAACACCAGCCACTGACTCCAAACTCTCCAGCGTGTCAGCACACTCTTCGAGCACAGCAAATTGTTTCGAAGAAAGGAAATGACCCTCAGTATGGCCAATTGAGATTGTAGTTGAATTGCACTGTGCCAATATATTGCGAATAGTGTGTGCAATGCTATTGTCAGACATCCCAATGGTACTGAATTGTAGTAAGCAAACCACTCGCAATGGAGTTTGCGTGTTGGGTACCAAGCCAACATAAAAGTGGGGTGTTTGCTCCTTAAGCCTATCGCTATCAAAAGCCGAAAATAGACCGACATGCGCATCCGTCCTCTCGGGCCGAACAACCTTCCAGAAATGAGGTTTGGAAAGATTGTCGCCTCGCCTCACTGATCTCTCAGCTTCGCGATGCCAGTGGGAATTACTTCCGATTGGCCGACCATGTCTCGCCGCGTAGCGACTAACCTATAGAAAAGCATGAGTGACCTTATCGGTTGGTTTTTGGACTAATGCAGTGCTGCTCAAGCTGCGCAACTTATCTTTCGATATTCCGTTGGCTTCGCTGCATTCCTACTCAGAGGCTGTGTATTTGGTCTCGTACAATAAGACGACTAAATTTTGACTCGATAGTTAGAGTTAATGAACGTAAGATCGCAATGCTACCACTGTTGACATTACTCAAAATCTGTGATCTCCACGTCTTTGGAGAAAGTGTTCTTCCACGTAATTGTGCGTTTGCCAAACGCGCCATGAAGTGTCAATGTGTTTGGTACCACAGCCACTGCATGATCTTCATACACAACTACGAACGACCTGGAAATCCTTCTTCTATCCATTTGATCTATTAATCGTTTGCGTGACCGTTGTGCAAATCGCTCGTTCATAATGATGAGTGGAACTTGATTCTCGCGACAAACCTTCAGCGCCAATGTCCTGTTTACTGGTCCTCGATATGAAGCAATAGCGTTGATAGCTGCAACATTCGTCTTCACACAATTTGCCAATGCATAACCGAAGCAACCACCGTTGCGTTCTCGGACCGTATACTGTCGTGGTTCCTCAGATCGCAATTCGTCAGGCAACGTGCTAAAGTCCGCTCTTGCCACTGCCAATGCCCTGGTCCACAAATCAAAAACCACCACGGGATCTCCTCCCCACACTTGACAACGTGCTTCGCAATACGCTTGCAAACCATGGCGCGCGGCCAAAGCTTCAATACGCCGCGCGTCCGCTGCTATCCCGGCGTGCTGTATCTGATTGCGTTTTCGGTGTGCATACTTCAAAACGGTCCGCAACGCCTTATATACCACAGTCCGATGTGGCAACACTGCGCGACTGATGAAAGTCACCCCATTCTTGCGCTGTGATCTTTCCTCCATCTTCCACGTGAGGCCTGCATTTGCTTTGCTCTGATCACCGAGCCCTTTGCCTCGCCATTCCGGGGTCCTATCCATGGTAACATCATCGCCACTTTGACAAATGCGCACGTCTTTGAGTCTGGCCACGCTGATCAGAGAACTGAAAGCCATGATTTTGTTGATGATCAGAGTCCAGGGATCACCGGAAGCCAAAGCTTTGCACAACACAAATTTGAACGGAGAACCCATCATCCGAACCTTCCGCTCATCACGAATTTCCTTCGCTAATGCCCCGAGGCCTTGCTTGTCAGCAGCCATCTCCAGAAAAATCGAGGCCACAATGATGTGCACCGGACGATGAGACGAATCTTGCTTCTCAATGTCCAATTCCACAGAAGAGTCAAATGTTGCAAGGAAGTCCTCCACCTCTTCCTCTCGCAGGCCAACAGGTGAAAGCTTGCCAGGTTGCATGGCTCTGGCCCATGCATGTGTCAACGCATCACATGTGTCCGCGAAAATGGCCTGTTGCAAATCACTCGCTGATACTACACCCTGAGCCTTAAGCTCCGATGGCCCATCGCGCATTTCAGACGGTTTCTTGGCAAATTCAGGTTTCAGAAAAGCAAACGACAATGTTGATGCGGCTGTCTCATAGTTTGCATATGACCCATCAATTGCTTGTTGTCGAGTTTGACGATGAATCGCAGCTCTACGTGAGTTGTTTATATGCGCAAAAAACAACTTCTTGTCAATGACCTCCTCAAAAAGCC